TGGGTGAATCTAAATCAATTAAACAAACGTCTATTTAAACTTGTACGTAATACATTAAAATACGGCGACCAAGTATTCTTACGTGACCCAGAAACATTTAAATTATACTGGACAGAAATGGGCAGTGTAATCAAAGTTATTGTTAATGAAGCAGAAGGCAAAGAGCCAGAGCAATACGTAATTAAAAATCTTAATCTTAACTTTCAAAACTTAACTGCTACTGCATTAAGTTCAAGCGACACATATACAAATCACCCGCAACAAGGTGGTAGTGGCGGACAAGGTTCGTATGTGCAACCTAATGTTCCGTATAGTGGTGGTTCACGCTTTAGTCATGCGCAAAATGAAGCAGTGCTAAATGCAGAACACGTTGTACATATTAGTTTAACAGAAGGATTAGATGTAAATTGGCCGTTTGGTACAAGTATTCTCGAAAGCATATTTAAAATCTTTAAACAAAAAGAACTGTTAGAAGATGCTATTATTATCTACCGCGTACAACGTGCGCCAGAAAGACGTGTATTTAAAATTGATGTTGGTAATATGCCAACACACATGGCAATGGCGTTTGTAGACAGAATTAAAAATGAAGTACATCAACGTCGCATACCAACACAAACTGGTGGTGGACAAAACATGATGGATGCAACATACAATCCACTATCGACAAACGAAGACTTTTTCTTTCCAGTAGGTGCGGAAGGGCGTGGGTCAAGCGTTGAAGCATTGCCGGGTGGTAGTAACCTTGGTGAAATTACAGACTTACGTTTCTTTACTAACAAAATGTTCCGTGGCTTGCGTATTCCTAGTAGTTACTTGCCGACTGGTGCAGATGATAGTTCATCTACATTTAATGACGGACGTGGTACTACAGCGTTAATTCAAGAATGGCGCTTTAATCAATACTGTATGCGTTTACAAACTATGATAGTTGAAAAACTAGATAGTGAGTTTAAAATGTTTATGCGCTGGAGAGGTATTAACATTGACGGACAGTTATTTGAATTAAGATTAAACGAACCACAAAACTTTGCAAAATATCGTCAAGCAGAAGTTGATGCGGCACGTATTACTGCATTTACACAACTAGAAGCAGTTCCGTATCTAAGCAAACGCTTTTTACTTACTAGATACTTAGATTTAAGTGAAGAAGAAATGCAACAAAATGACGAAATGTGGGCAGAAGAACACGAAGATAGTGCTGCACCAGTTGACACTGATGCTGGCTTACGTGCTGTCGGAGTAACACCAGCAGGTATTGAGGGCGATATGAGTAATTTAGAAATGCCAGAAATACCAGCAGAAGGTGAACCAGCTATCGAACCAGGTGGATTACCCCCAACAGGTGCTGCACCAGCAGCTCCTCCGCCACCAGTCGGAATGTAACAGTTAGATAAATAATATTATGAACTTACTTGAAATGTTTAATGACGATATAGAACTAGGCCACCGCACTGAAGAGGAGGATAATACACCTCTTAAGCTAAGTGATCTACGTAAAACTAAATTAACTTTAACACAGTTACATCGTTTACGAATCATGAATGATGTACGTAGACTAGAGAAAGAGCAAGACCTAGAAAAAGTAAGAAATCAATATAAACCGGCCGAAGTTGCGCCGCCGATGTAGTTATCAACAAGAATCATTCAAAAAACACCCATTTAACTTCGAATTTTCAATAAACCAGTAAATATTATTACAGAGATATTACGACAATGTAAATCTCACCTAGACACACATTTTAAGGAGTTCTTATATGAACAAGTATGAACAGTTAATAGAACATATCATTAATGACGAAACAGATAAAGCTCGCGAATTATTCCACAACATCGTTGTTGAAAAATCACGTGACATTTATGAGTCATTAGTTGACGAATCAGATTTAGCAGAAGTTGGCGGAAACCAAGTACAAGGTTTTATGGACGAAGTACAAGTTGACGAACAAGGTATCAGCGAAGAAGAAGAAGATGAATTTGGTGCCGAAGAAGCAGATGAATTCGGTAGCGACGACGCAGAAAGCGATTTTGACAACGGCGGCGAATTTGATGGCGAAGAACAAGGCGAAGCTGACATGGAAGATCGCGTAGTTGATCTTGAGTCTGCACTAGACGAACTTAAAGCTGAATTTGATGCTTTAATGGCTGGTGAAGAAGGCGAAGCAGAACACGCTGACATGTTTGGCGGCGAAGAAGAAGCTGGTGACGAATTTGGTGGCGAAGAAGCTGGTGAATTTGACGGCGAAGCTGATGATGAATTTGGTGGCGAAATTGTACGTGAATACGTAGAAAAAGTTGCAGCTCCAAGTAATACTGCTACTAAAGCAACATCACCTGTAGCTAAGAAAAATGACATGGGCGGCTCAGCTAAAAATATTGCACACGGTGATACTGGTGCAGATGTTACAGCAGAAAAAGCACAAAAAATGAATACAAAAAACATTAATGTTCCTGGTGGTAAAGCTGGTAACGCTTTTTCAAATAAAGAAAAAGTAGCAACTACAGAGTCACGTAAGAGTAAATAATTAGGACAAAATCATGGCTTCATACTTAAAAGAAAATTTAACGTTTGATAATGCTAGAATGGAAATTCTAACAGAAGATAGCCACGATGGTAAAAGCAAAAAGCTATACATGAAAGGTATATTCATTCAAGGTGGCGTTAAAAATCACAATGAGCGAGTATACCCTGTAAGTGAGATTGGCAATGCTGTCGGTTCTATCATGGAACAAATTAAAGGTGGCTACAGCGTATTAGGCGAAGTAGATCACCCAGACGATTTAAAAATTAACTTAGATCGCGTAAGTCATATGATCACAGATATGTGGATGGATGGCCCAAACGGTTTCGGTAAATTGCAAATACTTCCAACTCCAATGGGTTTGTTGGTAACAACAATGTTGGAAAGTGGAGTTAAACTTGGTGTTAGTTCTAGAGGTAGCGGTAACGTTAGCGAAAGTAACGGTCAAGTGAGTGACTTTGAAATAGTCACAGTAGATGTAGTTGCGCAACCTAGTGCTCCAGCTGCATACCCAACAGCGATTTATGAAGGACTGTTGAATATGCGTGGTGGACATAAAGTGTTCGAGATGGCAAGTGAAGCCAGCGCAGATCAAAAGGTACAAAAGTATTTGAAAGAGCAAGTCACTCGCTTAATCAGAGATTTAAAATTAAAATAGGAGATCAGTATGTTAAAAGCTATCAAACCTTTGTTAGATAGTGGCATCATTAACGAAGACACTCAAGCAGCTATTACAGAAGCTTGGGAATCACAAATTAATGAAGCTCGTGAAACTGTTCGTGCAGAAATGCGCGAAGAATTCGCTGGCCGCTACGCTCATGACAAAAATGTTATGGTTGAAGCTCTAGACAAAATGGTTACTGAAAGTCTTACTGCCGAACTTAATGAGTTCGCTAGTGAGAAACAAGCTCTAGCAGAAGACCGCGTGAAATTTAAACGTCACATGGTAGAAAGCTCAGGCAAATTTAATAACTTCTTAGTTACTAAATTAGCTGAAGAAATCGATGAACTACGTGCAGACCGTAAACTACAAAACGAAGCAATTGCTAAGTTAGAAAAGTTTGTTATCCGTGCGTTAGCTGAAGAAATCAAAGAGTTCGATGCTGACAAGAAAGCAGTTGTTGAAACTAAAGTTAAACTAGTAGCAGAAGCTAAACAAAAATTAGCAGCTCTACAAACAGCTTTTGTTAAACGTAGTGCAAACCTTGTTAAAGAATCAGTAGCACAAAATCTAGGCACAGAACTGACACAACTAAAAGAAGATATCCAATCTGCTCGTGAGAACATGTTTGGTCGTCGCTTATTCGAAGCATTTGCTAGCGAATTCAGTGTTACTCATTTAAATGAGAACAAAGAAATTGCTAAATTGCACCAAGCACTTACAGCGAAAGATGCTGTTATTGCAGAAAGCAAAAAAGCAATTGCACAAAAATCAGCATTAGTTGAGTCAAAAGACCGTGAAGTACGTATTATGAAAGAAGGTGTTAACCGTAAGGATACACTTAATGGATTATTAAGTACATTAAATAAAGAGAAAGCAGGCGTAATGTCTAGCTTACTCGAAAGTGTGCAAACCGCAAAATTGCAATCTGCATACGACAAGTATCTACCAGCAGTTTTAAACAATGCTCAACCACAAGTAAAGGCTGTAAAGTCTGTACTAGCTGAGAGTCGTGTAGAAGTAACTGGTGATAAATCTGCTAAAACGACTGTTTCAGAATCCAACAACAACGTTGTTGAACTAAAACGTTTAGCAGGGCTAAAGTAATATAACTTAAAAAAGGAAAATAAAGAAATGACAACCCAACTATTAGAAGGCCGTTGGAACGAAACTAAGGATGCCCTGTTAGAAGGTCTACAAGGTTCAAAACGTTCTACTATGGCTGTAATCTTAGAAAACACACGTAAGCACTTAACAGAAAACGCATCAGCAGGAGCAACAGCAGTAGGTAACGTTGCAACATTGAACCGCGTAATTCTTCCAGTAATTCGTCGTGTAATGCCAACAGTTATTGCAAATGAAATCGTTGGTGTACAACCAATGACAGGTCCAGTTGCACAAATCCATACTTTACGTGTACGTTACGCTGATAGCGTTGGTGCAGGTACTTCTGGTGCAGATGCAGCAGTTGCTGGCGGTGAAGCTCTTTCACCATTCAACATTGCAACAACATACTCAGGTGCTTCAACTGGTAAAGCTAGTTCAACAGCTTCATTAGAAGGTACTCCTGGTAACCGTATCAATGTACAAATCTTAAAACAAGTTGTTGAAGCGAAGACACGTAAATTGTCTGCTCGTTGGACATTTGAAGCTGCGCAAGATGCACAATCTATGCACGGTTTAGATGTTGAAGCTGAAATTATGGCTGCACTTGCTCAAGAAATTACTGTTGAGATCGATCAAGAAGTTCTAGGTTCATTATCAGCTTTAGCTTCTACTGCAACTGACAACTACAACCAAGCTACTGTTTCTGGTACTGCTACATTCGTTGGTGACGAACACGCTGCTTTAGCTGTTTTAATCAACCGTTCTGCTAACAAAATTGCACAACGTACACGTCGTGGCGCTGGTAACTGGGCAGTTGTAAGTCCATCAGCTTTAACAGTGTTACAATCTGCAACTACTTCAGCTTTTGCTCGTAGTACAGAAGGTACATTTGAAGCTCCTACAAACACTAAATTCGTTGGTACTTTAAACAGTGCTATGAAGATCTATGTTAACACATACGCTTCAAACGATACAGTGCTTGTTGGTTACAAAGGTTCTTCAGAATCAGATGCGGCAGCTTTCTATTGCCCATACATTCCGTTAATGTCTTCAGGCGTTGTGTTAGATCCAAACACGTTTGAACCAGTAGTTGGTTTCATGACACGTTACGGTTACGTAGAACTAAGCAACACTGCATCATCTCTTGGTAATGCAGCTGACTACTTAGAAAAAATCACAGTAGCAAACCTATCATTCCAATAGTATTAAGATTGGTTTTATAAGTAATAAAAAAGCACTCTTCGGAGTGCTTTTTTTATGGCTATTAAGCTCGGGCCAATTGTCTTGCTAATTCACAAAATTCATTATAATTATCAACCTTGTGGCTACTTAGCCAATGATTATCAAGTCTGGTGCCATCACGGCCAAAACTAATACCAATAGTATTTCCTGACATGTGGCTATGCGCTTTGTAAGGAATATGTAAATAGTAGTTTTTGTTGGTATTAGTTTCGGCAATAACTACTAACATTGGTGCAGTAGTATTGCGACTAATAGTAGCAACCCATGAACCAGTAGGACGTAAATGTGTTCTGGCATGTTTAATTTGTTTGCCTGTAACTAAGTCAATGTTCTTAGTTAGCTTTCCGCACATTGCTATTCCGGATGTTTTACTGATTGCTAATTCAGCTAGTTGCCCGTTCTGCAATAAATCCATTTTATCTAGCATAGCCAGTGTATCAG